TTCACCTCGAAGGTCCCCGAAGTGGTGAAGTTAGCACTCGCCAAGCTCGTCGTCGTCAAGGCCGCAGCGCCGCTGATCGTGAAGACCGAGCTGCCGCTATCCTGAAGATCGATTGTGTTGCCGCTGCCGCTGTTGTTGACAAACAACGCACCGCCATTTGCAGAGTTCGTGACCTCGACCGTATAGTCGGACGCATTCGAACCTGTGAACTCGACTGCGCCGGAATCCACCGTGATTACACGACCCGCGCCAGATCCCAGATTATCGTAAGCAGCATCGAGACTCCAATCGTCAATGCTAACCACCGAACCCGTGATGTCGATTCCGGTACCGCCCGTGTAGAGAGTGGAACCAGCGAACTGGACCCAAGCATCGGAAGGAGTATCGTCGAAAACGAAACCTTGGTTCTCGTAGACACTGCTACCACCCGCAATCAGTACAGCGTCCCCGTTCACGGGAGCAGTGAACGACCAGGAATTACCCGTAGCGTCGTAAACACCGAAACTGAACTCCTCCCCAGCGAAAGAGCCCGCAGCTCCGGAATCGATGACGAGTACCCGGGTTCCATCGGGCGGCTCCCCACCGGAGTTAGCAACGATGACGACCCAAGCGGAGCCGCTCCACTCCACGATGTCTCCGTCAGTCTCGTTCAGCCAGTTGTTGACCAACCAAGCCTCGCCGGTTTCCCCTGCGGTAGGATCTGCACCTGACTGATCAGCGTCACTCTTGATCTTCAAGACATCAACCGGATCCTTCCAGGTCAGTCCGTTAATAGCGTTGTCGAGCTGGTTCTTGTTGACCGCATCGGTTCCGTCTGTACCAGCCGCCACATTGATGATCTTGTTAGACCCGAGATCCAGGTTGCAGCCAGAGATCTGCACAACACCCTTGTTTACGTGGGAAGTCGATTGCAGAACCAGATCATCCGAATCTCCAGTACCTCCGATGAGAGTCTGGCCACCCGCGCGACCGGCGAGCTTCGCATAATCCGTCAGATCCGGCATCATGTTCTCGTTCAATAGTCCGCTTCCGTCGAGCTTCACCGGACTATCGGCAGTCGAGGTCGTGACAAAGTCCGAGTCGCTGTAGACATCCGTCCATGCACCGTCACGTCTCAGACGAATTCGATCATTCGTAGTGTCGTAGTATTGAATGCCGTCTGATAATGACCAGCCAGCATCCGTGACAATTGCGGTTTCCGCCGCAGAGTCACTGCCCGAGTTCGCGTACCGCCCCATAAACACATGCTGGTTATAGGGGGCTGTGGTTACTAGTGCCATTTCTAGTTCCTCCTTGTTTCAAAATCCTCGGTTTTTAAACGACACGCCATGCAGTCGCGCCGTCTTCGTTTGCGTACATGATGAAATTAGCGGTGTCCCAGTAATGTTGTCCAAGGACACCGGAAACAGATCCGTTTGGGTTACCGGATCCTGTCAAAGTCGCGATGCCAATTCCAAGAGTAATCGTAGTTCCGGCGTCATCCGTATACTTGAGATCAAATCCAGGCCCACCTGAGTTATCCACCCAAACACAAGGATCTCCCGGAGACGCTGGATTCGAAGCACGCCCAATCGGGTCGAACTGGACTCCGCCGACGTTCTGGATCGGCTCGTTGTCGAGGTTCACCTTCTGCTGGAGGGCCATCACTGCGGAAGCCAGTGAGTTCGGATGATTGGCGATCACTTCATCGACATTGTCGATCAAGGCGGTGGTAAAATCATCGAGAGCAGTTGGGTAACTACTCGGATACGGCCAGTTCGTCGTCAAAACTCAACTCCACGACGATACTATAAGCGATAAATTGTCGGATTATTAAAAACGGATCGCTAGTAGGCGAGATTTCCGATATCCAACTTGTCGTAGAACTTGGTCTCTCGGATATTCTGGTGGAAGTACTTTCCTTTGGAATCCGCCGCCAGGAAGTTTGAAAACTCTTCGGGGGAAACATTAAAATATCGGTACAAAGTTCGAGGGGTGGTTCTCTTGGCGGTGAAGGCGACGTAGAGCATCTCGTCCTCTTCGTCGTACCCAATCGCTTCGATATTCGAGCTTTCCACCGGATGCATCACCGGCATCTCCCCCTCATCGGGAAGCTCGAAACCTTCGAAAATTGCATACTCTCCCGCTTCTTCTTCCGGAACTACCTGAGAAAGATCTTCTTCGACTTCCTGCTCGGGCGGAAACCCGGGAGGAGGGGGAGTAATCTCCTCTTCCATCGGAGTCGGCTCTGAGACACCGTACTGATCCTCCACATATTCTTCGGCGGCATCGTCACCCCAACCAGTCCATTCCTTGACCTTGGTTTTCAAATCATCCCACCATCCGGCTTCGAGATGTCGGGCCGCGCCGACAATCCGATCTTCGATCTCTTGCTCGGAAGGAGAGAGTCCGCCAAGTCGCTGACCCGTGCGGGTGTGGATCCCCAGCTCGACCAAGGCCATCGTGAAGGGATAGTGCTCCTCCGGAGGTAACTGAGCAAGGAGATCATCGTAGTGCTGTTGCCGCAGAATACGCTCGTAACCTGCTGACAGCTTGGCGGATTCAATCGCTTCGTCCAGCGTGATCATCCCCATTTTCCTCTTCGAAAACACAGGATTCATACCACTCTCCGCAAAGTTCTCTCCTGCAAAAATCTTGACGTTTGTTATAGCACGAAGGAGCTTGGCTTTTTTTAATCAGATCAACCTTTTTGTCTATCTTGATCTGCTCCACCGGTTTCCGCTTGGCCATCGATCAATACGTGCGCCCGGCTCGAAAAATGGTTCCGATTGAGTTAGTATCCGTTGCGGTCTGACGCTTCCGGACAGATCGCCGTTTTTTCTGATTCGCCATCTCGTCGACAATGCTGTCCTGAACCAAATGGTGCGCGCCGATATAGCAACGAGCGAGATCATCCGAGTCGCGACCACGGATTTTCCCCTTGTTCGGATTGTGGAACTTCCGCAAATCGGGCGTTCGGTTCAGCTTGAGCAATTCCACCAAAGCCACTGATTGGCCTTGCATCTGTTCCTGCGGCGTACCGATCACTAAGCTCCCTTTGTCGGAAACCCCCACCATGTCCCCCTGATGCGGGGAGAGGAGAGAGACTCGGCCATTGTAGGTCATCTTGAGAAACCCCATGAAGTGCTCGGGGCGCAGCATGGTTTTCGTAGCCATCACACCCATCGTCCTGATCTGTTGAATCGAAGAGTCGCTGTTCCAACGGTCAAATGAGATAGCGGCAATTCGGATCCGCTTTCGCAGCTCCTCGATGATTGATACAATCGAATCGTACCAAACATCGCGTTCGACAGTAGGGACAATTCGAATCGCAAAATCGATCACAGTGCAGAGCATTTCACCTTGGTGATCATACGGAGAGTTCGACGGTGTCGGCTTGAAATATTCAAGCATCCGTCGACGATTCGCTTGCGCCTCCCGGATCATGGGGCCATCAGCGGCGACCGGCAAGTCCGCCCCCAGATAGGAGCCCATGTCCTCGGCGAACACCACGTCGAGATCGGTAACCGGATTGATCCGACCGCGAGCCGGAGGCTTCCTCCGAGGCTTCTCAGGACGCTCGGTATCGCCGTCTTCCCCCTCCCCGTCCTCATCTTCGTACAAGTCGAGATCCTCGGCTCGTACCCACTCTGGATGCGCGCAGACGAGCCCGAAGGCGTCCCAGGAAGTCCCTGCATCGCCGAATAGGTAGTAGGTGTTGACCTGATCGAGATCGCAACGGCTGAGCGCCAGCCCGACGTAGGATTTTCCGGTTTTGTCCGTCAGGTGGATCTCCTCGAACTCGGCAATGGGTTTTCGATCCCAATCAATGCTCTTCCAGAACCGAAGGGGGTCGTCCACATAGGGCATTTCGGCGTTTGGAGGATCCGCGCCGTAGTCCCGCTGAGCGCCGATGGGGTCTTTTTCGTACTCTTCGTCGAAAATGTGCCGAGGCATCTGAGGGTTGAACTCCCACGTCGGGCCTTTCCAACCGTAAACCCTCTTCAGCTCCCCCGCCTCCGCCTTGTTGTACAGAGCCATCGCAGGGTCATCCTGAGCCAGCGGAGAAGTCACGTTCATCATCAAGCCGAGAAATGTCGGCAGATTGTGAAGCTCACGAGCCGCCCTGACAGTCTTGAGACTTTGGTTGAGCACACGGTAAAGCTCCAGAGCAGAGCGCGTACCCTCCGTATCGATCAGTCGCGCCCATTCGTCGATTGAGCCCATGATCCTGGTTTTGCCAGCGATACCGGCATAATCCGAAGCAATTCGGTTGTACCGAACCTGAGCATGCCCATCGAGGATGGCATCGTCGTGCAGACGGTAGCGCCATTTGTCGTAGCCGGATCCGACCTGCTCCTCCTCGCGCTCCTTGATCCATTTGGTATAGCGTCGAACCCACGGAGAATTGTTCCGCATCTCGCGGTATTTCGCGTAAATCGTCTGCTGCGCCTGGGTGGCGGTACTGGCGGCAAAAGTTACTTCGAACCACTCGGAACGCTCCTGCTTGAGCATCCGTTGCAGGTAGCCTTTTCCGCGCACCGAACGGGTGCTCAAGAAATGCTCGATGTACCCCCCGATATGGGCTCCAGTGAAGCTCTTGCCCGAGCGCATCCCGGCGATAATAATCCCCTCGTTGTAGGGGGTTAAGACGCCGTCCGCTACGAATTCCTCCTGGGAAATTTTACACTTCGGACAGATGAACGCCTGAAATTCCTCACTCCAAGTGAACAACACTTCGGATTCGAGCTGCATACGACTCTTGCCCCAACAGTCGATATCCTCGGGCTTGTTCGAATTGCAGATTGGACATCTGATTGCGAAAATGTCGCGAAGAACTTGATATTGACGGGAATGCTCAAAAGTAGAAGCCACGTTCCAGTAATCAATCCCCGTCACCCACTCGATGATATTTGGAGCAGGTCGACTCAGAAACTCGGCTTCTTTATCCAATCTTTCTTCGAAGCTTTTATCTCCGAGTTCGGAATCGATTTTTTCGTTAAGTCGATCTATGAAGTTGCCCATCGCGCTACTTCACCGGTTCGAGATAAAAGTTGTTCACGAGAATCTTGGACCCGGAAATCGTGATTTTCAGAGGGGACAAATCTGCGGGAACTCGATACGGAAGCCCATCCGCGTAGAAAACGCGACCCGGCACTTTCTTTACTTGAGTTGTCGAAACCGTCAACATGGCCACTGGAAGCGGCTCCCCCGGGACGAACTCCACACCGCTTTGCAAAACCACCCGAGCAATCGGAATGTTCTTCTCGCTTCGCAGTACGTGGTCTTTTCCGAAGGTTTTTGGGATAGCGCTCACTTGATACCGTACTTTTTCATGACGTTCATCACGACCTGCGGAACCACCGTTTTCAGATCGTTGCCAACCCGAGTTCGAACCAGCTCAGACATCTGGTCGGCCAACCGCGATCCGGGAATTTCCCGATTGAGAGTCGCGTGAATCTCCACGGCAACCTCCGCAATCCGCAATAGAACCGCCTCCACGATCTTCTCAACCACTTCCTCCATCGCGGCCCCCACAATCTTAGCACCCTTTTGCGTCTGGACGTGTTCTTTCTTGAGCTTGATCAGATTTCCAACGAGCTTTTGGAACGTGGCAATCTCCTCCAGCGTCAGAACAGAGTCCTTGTTTCCCTCTTCCGACTCCTCGCGCTCTTTCTGCTTCAGCCGATCATCGAATTCAGTCAACCGACGTTCCACGGCAATGATCAGCTCCTGGCTGCGCCGATGGTCCCCGAGTTCGGTATGACGCCGAAGAATCTGCTCGTCGGTTTCCAGATGCACCAAACGAGCACTACGACCCGGAACGCTCTTTTTCCTCATGCTCGGGACGAACAGATCTTCGATAGTTCCACGGAACTCCAGCACGCGCTTCAGGTCCTCCCTGTCTCGTATGTGTCGACCAAAGTGAGTATAGATGTTCGGATTGGTGATGTTCCTGAGCTGCTCTTTCTCGGGCAAGCTGTAGTTGATTGCTCGGATCCTGCTATTCATCCATTCACGCACCTCCGAGGTTTTGTGCTTCTTCTCCAAGATTCTATAGTGGAAATCGGCCCACGCCTCCCGGTCGTACCGAATGAGTCGGCAGATCTTGCAAACAGGAATCAATATGCCAGGCGCGTCCGACATTGCACTGCTATACTACCAAATTGGGTTCTAAAAAGACGCGCTCCCGGAATTTTTTTGATTTTCGTTGTTATTTTGGGTAGATGTGCCCCGAACAACACGCTCCGCCGCTCGCCGGGCGGCGCGATCTATCATATTTTCAATCTGTTGGGGCTCTGTTTCGATTTTATCCATTTTGACTTGAATTCTGGAAATGGAAGTATCGTGGGCTTCCAGCTTGAACGCCATGCCAGCCAGGTACCACACAAAACCCACCCCAGTCGTGATCAAGAACAGAATCAATCCGGCAAGGATTCGGATAGACCATTGATAGGATTTTTTGATCTCTCTCGCATTCCCCTCGGCGAGCTTCGTCGCCGTCTCGACCGAGGCTACAATCTTGCTCAACTCCCCCTCCTTCAAGCACTGATGCCCCTTATCCAACTCCTCCTCCAGATCTTTGAGCTTCTCATCCACGCGCTTGAACTCCGCTTGCATTACGGGATCGTCGGCCTTCTTCTTCCACAAGTTCCTGAGCTGCTCGCGAGTGTCCTTGCGAAACAATTCGGACACAGACATTGAGGGAGGGTCGCTGTCGTGGGCCATTTACAAAACCTCGCCAGAGTGTTCTTGCCATTATCCTACCAAGCTACCACCAAAAATGTCGGAAAATTTAAGATCTATCGACAGCCCCTTGTCTCGCGTACCCGCGCTACGCGCGAACAACGCACGCGCGCTACGCGCGCAAACTTGTCAATTTTTTCGCGAATCTTTGTCTTATAAATTCGTTTGATCTTTGTCTAATATATTTCGTAATTTGGTACTTTTTGATCAATTATTATGGATGTTTGAACAAAGACTCACAGAGATTTGTTAAATCTTGTCAATAAATTATAAGAAAAAGCCTTAGAGAGTTAAATTAAAAGAAACAGAGGATTTAGAATAAAAAAAGAATCAACGGTATGAGCATTACGAGGTACGAGTAATGCGAAATGCCGTTGATTCTTTAAGGGATTTTTTTCACGCCGAATTCAAACCCGGATTTAACCGGATTCAAACAAATTTAAACAGGACAAACCCTACCTCATAATTAGATTTTTCGTAGAAAATAAATTGCGCCGCCGTATCGTATACCGATATTTAGTCGGGATCCTGGGATTGGGGGTTGTTCTTCGAGGATTCTTGCTCAACCTCAGATAGGTATTCCAGGACTTTCTCCAGGTGCAAAGAGATTTGCACCTTGCATCCCCCCGAGAGGATCTCGTCGATGGCTTCGTAGATTAGAGCTTTGGCTTTTTTGAGCTTAGCCGTCACTTTCGATCACAGGGTCCACTCCGTAGAACAGCTTCTCCTGCATCCAGACCTCGACGTACTCGATGGCATCCGACACGATAATGTTGCCATCATCGTCGAAGCAATCTTCCGGGATCTGGATAAACTCCTCGCACCGGGTCGTCTGAAGCTTTACG